TCAGCGCACACCTCCGGTCTGCTTCAGAAAATTCGCGAACAGCTCATGGCCCTGGTCGGTAAGGATCGACTCGGGGTGGAACTGCACGCCCTCGATGTTCAGCGTCTTGTGTCGCAGCCCCATGATCTCGTCCACCGAACCGTCAGCGAACTGAGTCCAGGCGGTGATCTCCAGGCAATCGGGTAGCGTTTCGCGCTTGACCACCAGCGAGTGGTAACGGGTGACGGTCAGCGGATTATTGAGCCCGGCGAACACACCCTGATCATGGTGAAACACCGGACTGGTCTTGCCGTGCATGGCCTGACGGGCGCGCACCACATCGCCACCGAAGGCCTGACCGATGCTCTGGTGGCCGAGGCAGACGCCGAGAATCGGCAACTTGCCGGCGAAATGACGAATCAGCTCCAGCGACACACCGGCCTCGTTCGGCGTGCACGGGCCGGGCGAGACGACGATACGCTCCGGATTCAGCGCTTCGATTTCGGCTACGCTCAGTTCGTCGTTGCGCACCACTTTGACGTCAGCGCCCAGCTCGCCGAGGTACTGCACGACGTTGTAGGTAAAGGAATCGTAGTTATCCAACATCAGCAACATAATTTCACCAACCTATTGATATTCAAAGGCTTTCTTGCAAGTCGCCTCGCTTGATACCCGCTCACATACCCACATTTTCTTTTGCTGGGTTCAGAGTCGAAGCGGGGCAGTCTTCGGAGCAATGAGTCACGCACGCCATCGCCAACGGGCGTGGCCTTTGATCATGCGCATCAGGAGGGAGTCGCTGAGTTTCACTGGATATCTCATCAACGGGCCTGGGCAGAGGATACCCAGGCAGTTCGGTACGGTATCACTATACCGTTATGTCGCGGCTTCATCTAACCACCATCCGCTCACACCAGCGCATCGTGTACCGCTGACTCATCATCTCGGACTCATTCGACCCATTCCGCCGCGGCAGCGCTGCGCCACTTCGACACGCAATGCTTGCTTACCAGCAGCACGTGAAATGGATATGGTTGAGCACCATCCATAACGTTTAAGGGACGCCATGTCTTACGAAGAGGAAGTGAGCCGTCAAATCAAGAAAGCTCAGGAGTGGTTTGAGATTGAATGCCGGACGCCTGAAATCACTGCAAGAACCAGAGTCTCGTTGGCTCGTGAGATTCAGAAATGCCTTGGTGATCATCCTATCCCACGGGTGAAAATTGCCCTGCTGTCTTTGGTTCTTGCCGATCAAGTCACCAACCCCCTTGCGCTCACACAGGCCGACATCGAAAACGCGTTATGGCTGGTACGAGACATGCGCATTGGGTTTGATGAGAACGCTCCAGTCGCCGTCAAGCTTTTTCAGTAAGACGCTTGCGCGGAACTATGGGGCCTAATTACCGCGCTTCACTCCGTCATAAACCCGCTCGCAGGTAAGCCCTGCGCTGCGGGCGCGGCTAGCCGCTTCTGCCATTGCGCGGCCTTCTGATTCCATCTCTCCAAGCACGTCGGCAAACACTGCGGCGGCGGCTGCCCTTGCCTGGCGCTCGCCGGCAGTTCCGGCATTGCAGGTAGCGAGCTGAGTGGCGAGTCGACTGGATTCGACCCGCAGCCCTGCAGCAATAGCCCCAGCGCGATCAGCAGCGCGCCGCAGATCTTCAAGTTCGTCATGGCCTTTCCTTCCCTCTTCATCCGCAACCGCCTGCTGTTTCTGCTCGATCACTCGAACAACCTTTGCCGCCTGAACTTGCCCCTGTGCGATGCCCTCGCCCAGCCGCCAGCCGTTCACCTTCCAGCCGGCCGCGAAGCACATCGCAGCCAGCACCCCATAAATGGTGCTGCGCTCCATCAGCGTCCCGATCATGCCAATACCTCCTGCCCAGCACGCCAAAGCGCCAAGCGCTGCGGCTGACCGTGGGTACCACCGTTGATGCGACGGGTGATGTCCTCAAACCGAACGGCGTCGGCCAGTTCGTTGAGCCCGTTACTGGCCCAATACCATGCCGCGGACAACGACGCCCACTCGGGCTGCTCAAGCAGCTCGGGGTGCGATACCAGATTCGTACCGATCGCCGCGGCGCATGCTCGATAGTTCGCGCGGCCGGTGAGCTGAATAAGCCCACGCCCCCGGTACCGCCAGCCATCCCCGCTCTCGAAAGAACCGTTGCCCAGGCGGTTGGCGTAGACGTGGTTGGCGATCCGCTCGGGCTGACGCTCCAAGCGGCGGGCTAGGTCATTCGGCTCGCCGTCGGCTGCGCGGTACCGGCCGGGCCAGGTCGCGGCCAGGCCAGCCGCGCTGTAGTTGAGATTCTCGACGAGCCGGCGTAGATGCCCGGACTCGTGCCCAACCTGGGCAAGAAAAGCGGCGCGCCGCACCGGGCTGTCGATGTGGAAGCGCGCCATGGCGCGGTTGAGTGCGGGAACAAAAACGCCCGCGACAGGGCGGGCGTTGGGAAGGATCTGCAGCAGCTGCTGCTCGGTCAGGGGCCGCATCGGTTTTCTCCAGACAAAAAAAAGCCCGCTGGGGAGCGGGCCTGAATCCACAACCGGGCGGAAGGAGTCGCGCCGATAGTGGCTTTATGATGTCACTACGTAGTGAAATATGTCACCATTTATGGCTGCATCAGAAGGATGCCGTGTATGAGCTACAACGGAAACGAACGCCGCAAGTACCCCTCGTTACGAAAACACGTCGAGGCGTTGCTGAACGCCGGCGCGACGATAACGGAGCGGGAGCCCCTGCAGCTTCTGTTCAAGGGTCAGGAGATGGGCGTTCGCCACGGCATCCTGCTATGCGAGCCAACCCCGCAGGAGCTGGATGAAGCTCTCGCCTTGCTGGCCAGTGGCGAGAGCGAGCGGCGGTCCGAAGCACTCAACATATGCCTGAAGCAGCTTGAGGCCGCACTTGCGCCCTACCCGCCATTCCATACCTCACGCCTTTCCAAGCGAGCTATCACAGCGGCGGTCGGTTGAAAAAAAAGCCCGCACGGGGCGGGCTCGGAACACCACGACTGCAGGCGGGGGCGTGCCGCAGGTAGTGGCGCAATGATGCCATCGCTTAAAACTTTCCGCTGTGCTATCGGAACTTTCATTGACCGCCGTCATTGGCGATTGAAATAGCCGGCCGACGAAGGCAACTCATAGCGCCAAGTCCGTCCCGGTGTAGATCGCCAACTCTTCGCCAGGATCAACGCAACCTGCCTCGAGGATCAGCGCCGGCAGATCCTCAATGACGCGGTCATACGCTTGGTTGAAACCAAGATAAAAGCCCATAAGTACGCAGGCCAAGCCGAAGGCGACTACTGCCGCTACCCTGCGGATCGAAGCACACATTGCAAATCCTTTTGCGAATGGTCGAGTAGCGATCCTGCAACATTCGTGGCGGCAACCGGGCGGCGTGCATCACACATCCACATCAAAGTGCGGCAGATCCGGAGCCGGACCGGTGATCAGCCCGTCAGCGATATAGGCCTTGCTGCTCACCGGCACGTCGACGCCGCGAACAGTGACGCGGGTGCCGGTGCGCAGTTCGACCTCGCTGAGGCCAGCTGCGGAGTTGATGCTTCGTACCGTGGCAACGGTGCGCACGCCACCGGGCAGCAGACCGATGAAGCGCTTCCAGGGGTTAGTGGTGGCCATCAGTGGTGACGCTCCAGTTTAATTACCTGCTTCACTCGCACGGCCCCAGTACCCTCGGCACTGATGTCCACCGCCAGACACAGGCCCACCCAAGCGCCGGTTGGCTCCGGCACACGGCAGAGCTGTGCCGGCAGAACCAGGCCGACACCGTGATCATCGTTTACGGGGAACAACGGGATAGTGGTGCTGACGATCTCGATGTTGCCGCCCTTGCTCAGCTCGTGGATGCCGCGGGCCTGGTTGGCCGGCTGATCGGTCAGCCAGTCCTCGAAGACGTCTGGCGTCGGGTTGTCGCCAGCGGTGCCCGCGCGACGCACAAGCATGCTGCACCCGTGCGAGGTGCCCGAGGTGTAGCAGGCATTCCATGCCGGTTGCGGGGTCCACTCGCCACCCAGCTCGGTCATCATCGCCGGCGGGATGATGCGGCTGATCGGCGTATCGACGTCATCCCAGGCCCAAGGCGGCGCCGGGTAACGCGGCACAACCTCCACCTGATCCGCATCGCGAGCAGGGCGCACCACACCGCCAACGGTATCGGCGAGCCGCGCGATTACCTGAATGGCGGTCTGCCCCTGGTAGCTGAGCGCGCCGGCTGGGAACGTCCAGTCTGTCGCCTGCCAATCGAGCGTGAAGCCCGTATTCAACAGCTCGGCCTCGGCGGCCTGCGCAGCGTTGATCGGGGCGCTGTTCAAGCTTGTGCGCAAAGGCGCGTAAGGCGCCGCTAGCAGTTGCGGCCGCGTGGCGCCGCTGATGCTGTAGGCCTCTGCCGGGAATCGCAGCTGCCGACTGTAGCGCTCAACCAGCAGCACCCATTTCCAGCCGTTGATGTCCAGCTCGACCGTCTTCGCCCCCTGCGCGTCGGGGCGTACCAGGTCGAGGGCGGCCTGGGTGAAAATGTCAGCGCTGAACGACCAGCTGAATGAGTCGGCATCGAGGCTCACGCGAATGTTCTTCGCCTCGATCGGCGTACGGCTGGGCAGCACGACCAAGTTGACGGTGTTCGCGATCATGTAAGTATCCAGTATCTCGGGGTCGGGCGGCGGCTCTGGCAGCGGCTTCACCGGACCCAGGTAGTCCACGTAGGGCATGTCGGTCAGCACGCCATCGACTTGCCGCGCCCTACCCCATGGCAGCCACGCGCGGCGGTTGAGGCGAGTTGCTGACTGCCAGCCCACCCGGGCCGCGCGCATGTCGGTCGGCTGGATGACCGGCGTCGCCGGCACGTAGCGGAAGTCGAAGAAAACGTGAGGCGAGGTGCTGGGAAAGTACGGCCGCCCGCCGAACTCGAACACCAGCGCACCGCTGCCTGGCACGTAAAGGCTGTCCTCCAGTGCCGTCTGAGCGTTGTAGCGCGGGCCGAACTCGTTGACGCGGCGGTGGCCGGCAGCAACGCCCAGATCCTTATGGGCGGGTTTCGGGTTGTAGATCAGCCGCAGCCGCACATCCGCGACGCGAATGCGCCGGCCCCATCCTGACGACAGGCCAGTATCGCGAACCGTTACCCATGCCCAAGGCGATGCATCCGCCGGACGATCATGCGCAAGAGCGTTTCGCCAGGCCCCTGCCCCGCCGAGATCCTGCGATGACACACGCGCCCAAGGTGATACCACAGCCCGCCGATCGGCTCTCTCGGCGATTCGCCAGCAATCCGCGCCTGTATGGTTCAGCGGCTGCAGCACGCCCCAAGGCAGCGCCGATACACACCGATCCGCGGCTGCAGCGCGACGCCAGGCGCCACTGATGGAAACACTCAACATCAGACCACCTCGACAGGAATGGGGCCATGTGTAATGGGCTGGAAGTAGCGCCGGGCAACGGCACGAGCGGTGCCCAGCGGCTGCGAAGGGTTGTCACCTTGGGCAGCCCACCAGGTGGGCTCGGCAGCAGGCAGCTGCCCCGCTTCGGTGATCTCGTACAGCCAGCCGGCATAGCGCGTCGGGCGGATACGCTGGCCGACCTGTACTGCCAGTTCGGGAACAAACGCGACACCATAGTCGTCCACGCCGATGGCATACACCTCGCCACCCACCACGCGCACATCAATGTCGCCGCTGCCACCTGGCGTCGGGCCGAAGCCCGCCAGGCGCCATTCCCCATCGGCAGGCCGCTCCACCAGCACGATCTCGCGATTGGCCGGCAACCGCTCGACCCGGACCAGGCCAGACACTCGCGCCGGATCGCCTTGCTGTCCACCCTCACCGCTGGTGATGTTGTAGGTATACGTCCCGGAAGCGCCGAACGACATGTACAAGGCTCGCGTCCGGCGCGGCGGTGCCGGGTCGTCCCCCGTTACCAGCCACTCCCCCTGGGCCAGCAGCTCGGCCAGGTCGAGCCGTTGCACCTCGGTGAACTCACCCGCCTCAGCCTGGAACACCATTTCGAGCTTCCCGGTGCCTTGCCAACTTCGATAAACGCGGACCGTCTTGGTACCAGACGTAACCTCTCCGTCCCTCAGCAGCCTAAGACGGATCGCTACGCGAGGACCTTCGCCATAGGCCGGCACACTGGCGGAGTAAGCGATCGCAGCCACGGTCATCACCAGAACTCCGGATTGGTCGTGAGCAATGCGCTAATCGCTAACCAGTAATAGCTGCGACCAACGATATACGCGTGGCCGTCACCGAGGCTGAGCACGTTGTTCATATTTCGCGTCGTCAGCACGGGCCCACCCAGTGCCTGGGAGACCTGACTGTTGTAGACATAGAGCAGCCGGGGGTCGACCGCCAGTCCCTTCAGGCGCCTTACAACGCCCGACGAAATCCACACCAACGGAGTGAGGGAAACCTCCGGGAGCACAGTGCCGGCGGGCCACTCGGAATACATTGCCGGGGCACCCGCTTGGGCGCCCGGCATGGACAGCGCGATGCTGGCCGTATCGATCAGCAAACCAGTATGGGGAAATCGCAGCGCAGTGAAGCCTGCCGAGCTGAAGCTCGCCAGGTTGGTGGAACTACTGACGGCCGCGACGTTTTGCCCGCCAACGCATATCAGGTCGCCTGCGGAGTCATCACCGCAGTACAGGAGTGTCACGGCCTCATAGCCGTTCCCCTGCGTACCGGTGACCTCTTGAGCAGAAGAAGTACCGGCGCTTGGCGAGAACACGAATGCACTCTCGTCAGCAACGATTGCCCATGTCGTACTCACTGAGTAGGAAACCAAAGCGCGCACGCTGTAGCGTTGAGGCACTGCGCTATTGGCCGCCACACCGCTGCGAACGCCGTCGCCAATGATTTTTCCATTGGCGTCGACGCCCTCAAAGGTAGCTGCAAGCCAGACATTCACCACCGTGATCGCGGCGTCTCGGACGAAACAGACATAGCCGCTTTGGGTGCCTGGGCGCAGGATCAGGGTCGTGGTTGACTCATAAACCAACGACCAGCCCGCTGCCGGTATCGAGCCATAGCCAGACACAAGCGCCGCCTTGAGGATCACCTTGAAGGCCGCAAAATGATCTGCGGACACCGAACTAGCAGCGTTATAGGTCAGCGCCGGCGCGCCAGCCTGGTCCCGATGATAGATTCTGGCCATTAGTCTGCGTCCCCCCTCACCTGCAGTTCAAACTGGTCATCGTCCACCGTGCCCTGCCCGCTGATCACGGTGCGGATGCACCACATCGGGCCAAGGGCCGAGTCCGTGTTGAAGCGCACCGCGTTCCCTGCAGCCCAGCCACTACCCCAGCCTTCCCGACGGATCGTGAAGTAGGGTTGCCCGGTCAGCGCGTTGATCGGGGCGCAGTCGGTAGCGGTGTTGCCGGTGCTGATCACGCCCAGCTGCTCTTCCACCACGTTGAAGGCCGTCGCACTGGTGAATACCAGCGCCCACTTGCCGGAGATCCCGCCGGCGTTGGTGATGATCGGCGGGTAGCTCAGGCTGTTGTATTGAGCCGTCGTCGTGTTGCCCACCGGAGCGTTGGTCCAGTTCGGCGCGCCCTGGCTCCAGGTCTGCTGGGTGAACCAGGTGTGAATCCGCGACTGCAGATCGCCCCACGCCACTGCGCTCGATACCTGCGCCTCGCCAGCAGGAAGATCCCAGGGCAGCGGCGAGCTGATCCCGAGCTCGCCGGTGATCTGCACTTCGGTCACCAGCGCCATGTGCTCTACGCGATCACGAACGATCAGTGGCAAGCCAACCGGATTGCCCTCAGCGTCCTGCAGCACGAGCGGGTTGCTCCATGTCACCGTGCCGTTCTCCCGATCGGCAGAGAACGAAGCTGCGCGCAGCATGGTGCCAGCCCCATCAACTACCTCGATGCTTGCCTGTTGAGCCCGGGCAAGCTGAAGCGTGCCGCCAGCGGTAGGCGCGCTCACGACCGTCTCCGCCGTGTGATGGATCACCACCACATCGCCGTCGCGATAAATCGGCACCCGGCCGTCTGCAGGCAGGCGCACGGGATCTAGGCCGAGCAGGCCTGCATCCAGCGGCAACCGCGTCTGCACGACGGCGTTGTAGCGCAGCAGCAGCGGGAGCACCGGCACGTCACTCGCCCCGCTCTCGTCGGCCGGGTTGGTGGTGAAGCGCAGCCGGGCGATACCGGTTGCCGTATCAACCGTGCCGTGAACGATGCCGGTGGAGAACTCGCCATTGAGGTTCGCCGCGGCTGTGACGATCGCAGCCGTGTCCGTACGCACGACGGTGATCTGCATACTGCCAGCTCGCAGCGGAGCGCCTGGGGTGCGGAACGTCGCCCCGGTGACACTAAAGCCCGCCGATGCCGTCAGGCACGCCAGCAGCGACGCTGCCCCGCTCGCGTTGCCCGGGTAACTGTTCAGCGTGGCGATGCCGGATACATAGTCCACACTGCCGACCGCAGTGCCGCCGTTGGTGTTACTCGCGACATCCCGATAGAGGATGCCACTGCGATCGGTGTACAGGGCGCCATTCCAGCTGAACAGCAGCGACCCGGGCACGATGGGTTCGCCCACGCCGGGCAACAGCTCCACCGACAAAGGCGGCAGCGCCTGGTTGCTGGTTCGAGGCTCGGACGCGACGTTGGCCGGCTGCGCGGCGACAGAAAGCGTACCGCCGAACTGCTCGCGCACCTGCACGGGCGTCGTGATCAACACCGGCTCAGTACCACGCCCGAACAGGCCCGGCTTGGCCTGGTTGCTGTAGGTGTACTCGACGTAGTCGTACAGCTGAGCGACCTGCAGCGTCACCTGGCCGGTGGTGTAGTTGATCGTCCCGACTCGCCCGCCCTGCCATCCACCGCTGCCATTGTCATTGGCGCTGTTGGCGAGATCTCGCTGGCCATCGTAGACCGGCAAGGCGTTACCGCTTTCGATAACCTGCCAGTTGATGGCCGGCGCCGCCTGGCGACGCGTCGTCATCCAGTCGACCCGGACCGAGCCAGGCTTGAGCGGCGCTCCCGGCACTGTGAACGTGGCCATGCCGCTGCCGTCGCTGCTCACGCTGACGGGCACACTGCCCACCGCGCCCTGGCTGTAGGTGTAGCCGATCCCGCCTGACGGGGTGGCGGCAAGCTCCATCACGATCTCGCCGGTGGCGTAGGCAATGGTGCCGGTCCCACCCGAGCCGCTAAGAATCCCCTGCCCGTTATCGGTGAGCGTCCGCGCGGTACCTGCGGTGAATGTCACCGTGACAGAACCCGGTAGCACGCCGCCGCCCGGCAAGGTATGGCGCACCTTGAGCTTGGGCACCAAGGTGCCGCCGGCGCGCTGGGTCACGGCGTTGTCGGCCGAGCTGATGTAGCTGTAGATCAGCGAGCTGCCCACATCCGGCAGTGCGTTGAGGGTGATCGAGACCGACCCCGTGGCCAAGCTGATCGTGCCCGCCCCTTCGCCGGTCAGCAGGCCGTCGCCGAAGTCGCGCAGCTCATACCATTTGCCCAGCGCCATGTACGAAACCGACAGCGTCCCGGCGCGTGGCACCGCACCGGACAGGTTCAGCGTGTACACGTAGCCGCGGTTCCCGAGGGTGATCTCAAGCTCGCCGGTTACCGTGTCGCCCGTCGCCGCAGCGCCTGGTCGGTAGCTGGCCGTGGCCGCACCGGACCAGCTCGGGCCGGTGCGTATCAGCGTGACCTCACCGGTCTGGTAGTCGATGCGACCAGAGCTGATCCAGTTGCTGCCGCTGACGAAGCGCAAACCGCCCTTGCTGTCGTCTGCGAACGTTCCACCATTGGCGGTGATGCTGAGGGTGCCCGGGGCGCAGCCGGTACCGAGGAAGGTACGCGACTCGCCGGCAACCGCACCGGCCGCAACCGTCAACGCTACGGAGCGCGCCGGGCCAGCCGGCAGGTACACCTGCCGCTGGTAACCGCCCAGCACATCCACGAGCGCGGCCTCTTTGGTGGTGCTCGGCACAAGCTGGCTGTATACGGACTGCACACGCAGGTTCAACGCACCGGCGGACACGGCCTCTGCAAGCGGGCTGATGCCGTAGTAACGCGCGGCATCGGCCACCTGGGTGCTGAGCACCCGTGCCTTGGGCCCGCCGCTCAATGACGTGGCGGTCGTGCCGGCAGGGGTAACCTGCCCGCCCGGGTATTCGCTCTGCAACGGCGCACTGATCGAAAGATCGAGACGACGGCGCGTGAAGTTCACGAAGTTGCCATTGCCGTAATCGTAGGTGAACTGCTCCAGACGCGAATCCACGCCAGTCAGCCGCACGTACTGTGAAGCGCCGGCGCTGACCAGCTGGAAAACGTCGCCGACTTCGGGCACGCGCTGCTCTTCGCGCTGCACACAGGCAATGGCGCGCTGCCCGGCGAGCTGGGTACCCAGCAGCTCGAACTGTGCCGTGGTCGCCGCGGCCACGTAACTTTCGATTGCGTTGCGCGCATCGCGGCGCTCATCAGTGTGGCTGCGGGTGTTGAACAGCAAGACGCTGACGCGCGGATCTGCAGGCGCCTCGGTCACGATCGCATGTGCACCCAGGTACGCATCAGCGTTCTGCGTCATCGGACCGCCGAACAGCTTGCGCAGGTTGATGCGGCCGGTGGTTCGGTCCAGACGGCTGATGTCAGGGAACACGTTGTTGACCTGGCCATCGACCACGGCATTACCGGTCGCACGGCCACCGCCATCGTCTTCATCCGTCAGGCGCTGGCTTTTGAGCAGCTTCACATCGGTGACGTTGATCGTCATGCCATCAATCTCCAGGCAACAAAAAGCCCGCACGGGGCGGGCTCGTCAGGGTTCAAGGTTGGGTTCCGGGATAGGCGGTGGCGCCACCGTGATCAGACGCAAGGTCAACTCGTAGAGCCAGTCCGGACCAGGGTTAACGGCGCGATGAATCGGGCGGGCCTGCACTGCCGGCCCGGCAGCGCGATTCCATGTGACGTAGTGCTGTGCACCGGTCGGCAATGTCAGCAGATGCACCGCTGCAGGTGTAGCAGCAGCGGCTTCGAGTTCGCGGATCTTCGCGAGCGTGAACCATGCGCCGCCGTTGCTGCTGAGAGTGATCGGCCGGCCGTAGTGCTTGAGCCCTTCCTGAATGATCAAGGCACCACTCAGGCTGCGCTCTTGCTCCTGCTCGACGGCATTCCAGTCCCACTCGTCGACCCACTCCATTTGCTCGCCGCCCAGGTCGGGGTTATCCGCCAGGTCGATGTCGTCCAGGGTCAGTTGCATCAAAGAGCCCTCAAGCCGGCCTGCTCCAGAATCCCGAGCAGGTTGGTTTCGTCGGTATCACTACTCACCGCCACATCGACAGGCTGCCGGCCAGGCACCTCCAGGCGGATGACCTTGCTCGGCGCCTGCGGTTGCTCCGATCCAGCTGGCTTCTCGGCCTGTTGCGCCTCGATGCGCTTCTGCTGCTCTTCACGTTGGCGCTGCTGCGCTGATTCGGCCTCGATCTGCCGAAGCATCCCGAGCGCGCGCGAGGCATTGGCCACTGCCTGGCTGTCACCTTGGGCATTGGCCTCGGCCAGCTGCGCCTCCAGTTCACGCCGCCGACTGGCGAAGCGACGCCGCTCGATGTCCTCGGTGCGCCCTTGCAGGTTGTCCAGCTCATCCTGCAGAGAGTCGAGGGTGCTGCGAGTGGATTCACCCATCTGCTGCATGCGCTGCTCAGCCGCAGCAATCGCTGACTCGAGGCTCGAAAGGTCCGAATCGTCGAGCAGGCTCAGCGCACGGCGCATCGAATTGGCCGAGCGGACAAACTCACGGGCAGTGAGATTGCCCCGCTCGTAGTCGCCCATCAGCGATTGCAGCGCGGATTTCTGGCCGAGGAATGCCTGCTGGGCCTGCAGGCTGGCCTGCTGGGTTTCCAGCGCCCAGCGCCCGATGCTGCTCATCATCGGATTGGCCGCGGCGCGTTGGAGCTCGGCCAGTTGTGCTGTCACTTGGGCCAGCGACTGGCGGGTAGCGTCCAGGCTGCTGGTATCGATCGATACGTTGACGCTGTTGATGCCCCGCAGGCGGTCGTAGAACTCCAGCGCCGCTGCGCTCATCGCAGCAAGCGGCTCCCGCGCACGGCTGACCACACCGGAGAAGAACCCCTCCATGGCGGACATGTCGCGCTTAGCGTCGCTGGATTCCTTACGGCGACGTTGCATGGCTTCGTCACCGGCCCGCCGCTCCGCCTCCATGCGCTTGCCACTCTCGCGGCGCAGCTGTTCGCTGGTGACGATCGCGTCCTTGTCCGACTTGTTCTTGTCGTCTTGGGCTTTCTTGCCACCCTCCAGGGCCTGCTTGAGTTCCTTCTGGCGTGCGGAGAGCTTGGCCAGTTCAGCGTTGTACTCGGAAGCGCCGACCTGCCCATCGTCATATAGGCGCCGCAGGGCTGCGCTGATGGCAGTGATATCGCGATCGGTCTCGGCGTCGCTGATCGCTCGCTGAACGGCAGCGAGATCTTTCAGACTATCGGCTGCAATGCCAACAGCCGACGCCATGCCGGCTGCAGAACCACCAATTTCGCGGAGCCTCGCCTGGACCATTGCGGTGCCGCTGGCGAACTCCCGCTGGCTCAGGTCGCCGCGCTGATAGGCGTTGTAAAGCTCATCGCCCAGCTGTCTGAACTGCGCCGCCCCCGTTGCCGCGTCGATCTGCGCGAGCGCGTTGTTCATGTCGGTGACGCGCTGCACGACGTGCTCGAACTGATCGTCAGCGGCCTGTTTCACGACTTGCGTCTGCTCGGCGGCGCTCTGCTCCACCTTTTCGGTGAGGAAATCCCAGGCGCCGGCTACCTGGCCAAAGTCGGTTTTCGCCTGCTCAGCGTATGCTGCGCTGAGATCACCAAGAAGCTCGTATAGCCCACTCGCCTTCGCTCGAAATTCCGAGCCGCCAAAGACTTCGGCCACTTCGCCGACAATGAGCGCCAAACGGCCGACCGTCTGTTGTACCACCAACGTCAGCTGCGCAGCTGCGCTGCTCACTACGCCGGCGAATGTGTTCCAGACGGTCGTTAAGGTCGCGGTCGCGTAACGCCCTGCAGTGACCGTCTGCTCTATCGCCGGCCCAATCTGTGCCGCCATGCTTGCAGCACGCGCGGCCAGCCCCTCGAAGTCGACCGTAGCCAGCTTCTCAACGTACTTCGAAACAGCCTCAGCGCCGTTAACGAACGCATCGGACAGGCTTTGAGCCAGACGATCTAGCCGCCCATCATTGGCCATTGCGTCGAGGTGGTCCGACAGCTGTTGCAGCTTGCCTCGCACGTACTCGAACGCACCGCTATCCGCCACACGCCCTGCGAAATCGCCGAACTGGTCGCCTACCGTCTTCAGCAGGCCGGCGAAGGTGTTCATCCGAGCCGCTGCTGCCGCGCCACCGTAGGCCTCGGTCAGCATGTCCATGATGATGGCTTGCGCTTCAGCCTTGCGGCCGGTGGCCTCAAGCTGCTTAAGCAGGCGCTTCTGGCCGTCTTCCAGTTTGAAGCCCTGCCGGCCTAGCGTGGCGATCGCTTCCGACGGCGATTGCAGCGCGCGCCCGACGATCTCCGCCGACTGCTCGACGCTGATGCCGAGGCGCTGCTGCTGATCGATGACGATCTGCATCGCTGCCGGGAATTCGCTGGCTACGATATCGGTGTAGGAAAGCAGACGGGTTTGCCCAGCCAGGATCTGCTCGGTCGTCAACATGGACGAACGCTTGAAACCCGCCGCCATGTCCAGCAATTGCTGCGCGGTGAGCCCAGCTGCATTACCCGTTGAGGCCAGAGCCGCTTCGAGCTGAGCCAGCGCCTGCTCGTTGTCGCTGCCGTCGGCGATCACGGCGCGGATGCCGTCTCGCACCAGGTTGAGACCGCCACGCACCAGGTTGAAGGCAGCGTTAAGGGATATATACGCGGCGGCGAAGGCCAGCACCCGTTTCGCGCCATCGCTTAGAGCCGAGCGGGCCGCCTCAACACGGTCGGTGTGTTCTTTGGTCGCATCCGCCGCCCTCTTTTCCTCGACTCGCTTCTGCTTGATCGCCTCGCGGTTGTCGGCCAAAGCCTTCTTGCCGGTCTCCAGCTCCGCCGTCAGCCGCTCTTCTTCGGCAGTGACGTTGTCGGTATCGACGCCCAGCTTCTTCAGTTCGCTGGTCGTGTTCTTGATGGCCTGCTGATTGCGCTTGTAGGCACGCTCGGCTTCGTCCAACGTGCGGCGCGCCTCGCGCAGGGCGATACGCTGGCCAGCAGTGGCTTGTTCCTGATCGCCGATCTCGCGCGTCAGGTCGTCTAGCGTCGCTGCGGCATCACGCTGCGCACGCTCCAGGCCTTCGGTTGCCTGCTGGTTGTCGCGCAGAGTGCGGGCCAAACCACGAGCGCGGCCCACCTCCTCCAGCGTGTCTTTCAGGCGCCGGCCATCCTCAGCCAGTTCCTTCATGGATTCGCTGGCCGGCTCGACGTCCTTGCTCAGGAAGTTGCGGGCACGCAGCGTCAGCTGGATCAGCCGTTCGAACGCCATGACATTTCTCCAGGCAATAAAAAACCCGCCGAAGCGGGTTCGTTTGAAACTACGGGTCATCCTCGGAAGATGACTGCTTCATTCAACGCATGTTCGACACGACGGATATCTTTCAAGTCGAAGCTGGTGAGCGCCGTATTCTCACCAGACGACGTGGTGAGAATCAGCTTGTATTCGAACTTGGGCTTGATTGATCTGTACCACAAGACCCCTACGGCCAGCAGCACAATTCCCGCAATGGCTGATAGCTGAGAATTATCGTTGGTGACACCAAACGAAGCTGCCAGGGACAATGCGCCAAAGATGCAGGTCCAAACCGCTCCAGACTTCGAAGGGGTTCTGTCGGCGCTACTCACTTTTACAGAGCTAACAGACGCCATGGCGTATGTTTGCTGGTTAACAATGAATCGAGCATTGGTGACCTTCACGCCGCCAATATCGAAAAAGACCTTTTCCGCGACTGCTGATGTCATGGCGTTCCCTCCCCATCAAATGATAAGGGCCGAATCTACCATCACGACGCCATCACCGAAACCCGGCCTGACCGGGCTCCGGCGCCTTGGCATCAGGCCGCGGCCTTCATCCCCAGCGAGTAGAACTGCGACATTCCTTGCGCCGTGACCAGCGGATCTGCCAGCAGCTCGCCCGTCACCTGATAGGCCGCATAGGCAGTGCCGCTGAGCTGGATCTCCTGCACCAGACCAACCTTGAAGCGACGCAGCCGCGCCGGCGTCGGAGCACCGCCCTGCGCCGCGTTCAGGCCCGCGAAGTAGCATTCCAGCTCGACCTGCGAGCGGGTCAGCATTTCCACCACGTCGGCCTTCAGCTTCGTGTAGCTGGCCTTGATGCCGGCGTTGGTGATGGTGGTACCGCTGGTGAGCTGGATGCCATACGGCGTCAGCAGGTAGTCGCTGCCCGGCTCAAGGGGGCCGTCAGCTGCAGTCACGATGGTGACCGGCGCCGAAAGGTCCGGGAGGTTATCGAAAGGGATCAACTCACCCGGCACGGCCTCGCATACATGCACCTCAGCGGCAACGGTGCCAGCGGAAACGCCGTGGATCGTGCCGCGACCCACCAGGGCGAGGTTGCGAGCGTTCACGTCGTACAGGGTGAAACTGGCGGTCACGCCGGTCACGCGGGAAGTCACGTTGCGGTTGCCCGCGCCGGTGATGTAGTTGGGCAGCGTTTGCTGGTCCTCGGTGTGCGCGATCTTCAGCTCGCTGGTGTTGCCCCAGGGCAGCAGGGCCTTTTGCGTTTGATAGGCGCGCGAAAACAACTCGCCGTAGCCGATAAGGCTGGCGTCTTCGACAGTGATCATTGGATTTCCTCGATGTCAGGGAGCGGCGCGGGGCCAGGTGCAGCGGGGATGGGTGAGGTTACTTGGCCTCGGCTGCAGGCTTGGGCTTGGCCGGCGCGGGCTTCGGCGTGAAGCCGTTGGCCTGAGCATGAGCCAGAGCAGCAGCAGTCAGCTCCCGCTCACCCTTTTCGTACAGCTTGACCTTGCCGCCCTCACGAAAGGTGAACGGCTTTTCTACAGTGGCTTTGGGCATATGCCCTCCTATGGTTGCGGGTATTGCTCGACGAAAGAGGTGGTGAGCTGAGCCTGCACAATCGCTATCGAATGGCCAGGCGCTGGGTAGTTAAATTCCACATCGCCCAGCACGACGCCTTGCAGCACCCCCCGTAGCTGCGGCGGGGGCATGGCGCGCAACGCCTGTGCGATGCTCCACTCGACCAGATCGAGCAGCGCGTGCCGGGCCTTACCGGCGTGCTGATCGAAGTCGATAACAACTTCCACCTGGTAGGCACGAGCGCGACGACCAGAGAGCGTCACCCCCTGGGGCGTCACCGCATCGCCGGCCGATGCCGCCACCAGCGTTGCAACCGGCAGCGCCGCGCCCTGAGCGAGGTCTTCGTAGAACTGACCCACCTCGACGGCGGCCAGCGTCAGCGGGTAGCCATTGGCTTCGGTAATCTGACGCAGGCGATTGGCAATGTGATCGGTGATCTGCGTGGCGATCGGCGTCATCAGAACAGTTCCTTATCGAGATCCTGGTTGAACTCCAGCGCCAGCCGATCGGCCACCCGTTCGCGCACGCCGTCATCCACCGCCACGCGAAAGAGAGCCGCGGCCGAGGGGCCGTGTGCGTCCTCCGGGACCGCGTAGTTGTAGCGGTACTCCTTGATGTGCTGACGTTCGCTGCGCACCGTCAGCTTGCGCTCCCGCACGCTACGGGTAGCGAGCGGGAGCTTGCGGGCGCTGGCCGGGTTGATAAAGCCTGCCGCGACCTTCTCGCCTCGCCACCATTGCACGAGGATGCGAGCGCGGATCTTCGACCCGCTGACCATATCGGCACGATGCCGGTAGCAGCGCGCGGGGATGCTGGCTGACGACGGCACGATGCTCGCCTCGGGCTTGTTGCTGTTGGCCAGGTTCAGCCGGATACGGTCGTTGAAAATGACCCGCCGCACGCCGGTTTCCTTGGCGAACGGCTCTACCAACAGCACCCGTTTTGCCCACCGCGCCGTGCGATTGGTTGAGTTGATCTGGATGCGCTCGAATCGCTTCTCGTCGATACCGAACGCGGCGGCGCCATCTTCGAAGGGCGGCAGGCTGACTTCCATGCTCATACGCGCTTGACCCACATACGCCGCACGATGCGGTCATCTTCCGATTCGACCAGGCCCGCGACGCGCCACTGCACACCATCGACCTTGAACACCGAGCCAGGCTGCGGCCGACCCACCTCGACCACAGCCGCCTCCAGCTGAGTCGCAAACTCGACCATGCCGCCGAACTGGCCGGGACGGGCGACCTCGTGGACCAGGAAGACACGGCAGGCTGACGCCACCGCACCCGCCTGGGCAACGAAACTGGCCGGCGCACCTGCCAGCTCTTCTGCCGAGATCACCAGCTCAGTCCCATTCCCGCGAGGATCGCGAACGCTGGCCAGATGAAACAGCCGATCGCCGTGCCGCAAATAGCGACCCGGGCGAAACACGTCTGAATGGCGCGCGCGGATCTCCACTAGCGAACGCTGCCGCAACCCGGCAGGGGCCGGACTCTCTCCTTCTTTGGTGCGAATATCGACCCAGCGTTTGCCTAGCTCAACGGCTTGCAGCTGATCGCCCAGGTCAACCAGCTGCGCGCGGTAACGCAATCGTCCTGCTCTCATGTCAGAACCTCGGCGGCACTTCGATCTCGGCTAGCAGCGAGTCGGTGAAGTGGCTTGGCAGCTCGGCAAGGATGGTGCCGACCACCATCGTCTCCCGGAACTCGTGAGCCGTAGCGGCCTGCATCAGCAGCCACTGCCTCACGCCGGGATACGCGGCAAGGTCGGCGCCGGCGTGATAGCGGATGACCAGCCGGCCAGCCGGGCGCCCCTGCGGGAAATGCAGGAAGCTCTCACGCTGGCCGCGCTCCAGCCGCAGCGGTGGCAGAGGCTGTAGTTCGGCCATGCTGCCGTCAGGCTCGACGCGATGGATTGCCAGCACCGTGTCTGCCTGGCCGACGTCGAGCGCATGTCCCGAGCCGTATGACTCGGGCCATTCCTCTTCGTAAACGGCAGGGCGAATCGCGGCGCCCGTCTTGGCCTCGGCCTGGGCGGTAACGCCAGGAATGATGACCTGCTCGACCAGATCGGCCTGCAGGTCTTCTGCCTCGACTCGGCACTGCGCAGCCACATCCTCGACGGTCAGCACCGGCTGCGCGCTGTCATACTGGATGCGGCGGGCCATTAGGGTTTCGGCTCGTCGTCATCATCACCAGGCTGCGTGACGCCGCCGGCTTCAGGCTCGACAACTTCAGGCGCTGGCGGCGCCTCTGGATCAGCTGCCTTGTTCTCGGCAGCGGGCTTGGCCGGCTTGCCGGTACCGCTGTTTGCCTTGCCCGCTCCACCCTTGGCCGCAGCTGTAGCAGGGGCTGCCTTGGCTATCTCAGCCACCTTGCCATCGACCAGCGCCTTGGCCTGCGCGGCATCGAAGCCGGCGCGCTCGCCCTTGGAATAGCCGCGCCAGGACTGGATGAATTTCACCACTACACGATCATTGCTCATGTCATCACCTTATGAATGGGTTCAGCAGATGCCCCGCCCGAGGGCGGGGCAGCGGGTTACATGCCGGCGCCCCACTTGACGCCCACGCCGACGGTGATGCACTCGACGTGACGTGGGCCGAAGTCGTGCTTGGCAATGACGCGCACCAGCGTCTGGTCGCGCTGGAAGGCGCTGACCATGTTGCCGCCGGCGTCCTTGTAGGCAGCCTCTTTGCTGAAGTCGATGACCAGATCCATGTCCTCGCCGATCATCATGTCGGCGAAGTTGACGAAGTAGATTTCCGACTCGTCGCCGGCATCGCCCAGGTTGACCGGGATCTGGTTGCTCAGCCCGACCGGGTAGCCCTTGAGCTGCCCTTGGTCGATTTCCGGGTAAGCCTTGTTCCCGTTGCCGTCGCGCAGCGATTGCAGCCAGCGCAAGGTGCGCGGGTGCATCAGCCAGCCACACGAGGTCATCATTACGTTGGCGGTTTCGATGCGAAGCATCAGGCCGCCCAGGAACAGATCGATCTGCTGCAGGTTTGGCGTAGCGGGTGCCGGCAGCACGTGCTGCGCGATCGCCCAGTGGCGCAGGCCCTTGGGCAGCACACCCGAGCCGTCGGCACGGATGAAGTGCAGATCCTCGGACAGCCCCATGCTGACGGTCAGGTCGTTGGCAACCAGGCTGTCAACTCGTGGATTCACTCCGGACATGCGCAGCAGGTCATTGGAAACCGGAACCAGTGCAGCAGCCTTCTTGGCCGAGAGCTTCGTGTCGCCGAACGTCATGCCGGTCAGCGGGATGTCCTGCTCGGTGCCGATGTAGGTGACCACGGTGTTGCCGGTGATGCGCGGCATGGTCAGGTTGCCGTTGTTCAGCGGCAGGCTGGTCACGCCCATCTTGCGCAGCACCGAAGTCGGGCGCAGCGCCTCGATCACATCGGATGCGAAGTTGGTCGGCACCAGGACACCACCAGCGCCCGGCGTTACGGTCGACAGCGCCATCTGCACGTCCGAACCGAAGTTACCGTCCTTCGCCATCTGAGCGGCGGCCTGTTGATTGCCCTGCGCCGCTGCCAGCAAGCGCACCATCTGGGCCATCTTGGCGCCCGGAATGTGCTCTTTTCCGTCGCCACCATGCATGCGGCTAGAAGGCGGGCCTTGCACGCCCTGGGCGCCCTCGTCCACCGGCACCGCCGACAGTGCGGCGGACTTTTCAGCCGCCTCCGCGCGGGAAATCTTGGCGCTCAGATCCGCAATCTGAGCCTCCAGGCTGGTGAACTCTTGCAGCTGCTCGGCGCTGAGGTTGGTGCCGTCGGCTTCGAGTTTGGCGAGCGCCTGCAGCTTGGTGTTCAGCTCGGCGCGTTCGCTACGCAGTTGTAGAACTTTGGACATGGTGCCTCCTGGGCATAAAAAAGCCCGCACTAGGCGGGCCGGGTGACGCTGCCGCGAACGCGGTCAGAGTTGGGATTGAATCGCTGCGGCACGAGCGCGCACTGACAGCCCGCCGTTGCCACGTGCCGCGCGGCTTTCAGCAACCGCACGAGACAGGTGATCGACTGCGTCCTGCGGACTTTGCAGGCGATCGGCCAAGCCTGCGCTGATGCCGGCCTGGCCACTGAACAGCCCGGCCTGAGTGGCGATCACCTTCTCGACGGAAAGGCCGCGATACTCGGCCACCGCACCGACAAACATCTGGTAGCTCTCCTGCACGATGTCCTGCAGTACCTGCATGGACTGATCAGTCAGCGGCTCGTGAGGGCTGAGGTCGTTTTTGTGGTCACCGGCGAACACCGTGGTGACTTTCACTCCGGCGTTCTCCAGCATCTTGGAGCGGTCCAGGTGCTTGGCGATTACGCCGATGGAACCGATACCGCTGGTCTGGCTCACCACGATCTCGCTACAGGCGGCGGCGAGCAGGTAACCACCGCTGTAGGCCGAGAAGTTCACCAGGCCGGTGATGGGCTTCTGCTGCGCCATAGCGCGAATATCGGCTGCCAGCTCGAACGCCCCTACAGCGGCGCCGCCCGGGCTGTCGATGTCGAGCACGATGCGCTCGACCATCGGATCGGCCACGGCGGTGCGCAATTGGCGACGCAGCTCCTCGTAACTGGTCATCACCTCGCACATCTGCAGGTGAGCCGCACGGCTGACCAGGATGCCGCTCACGGGTATCACCTCGACCCCGGTACGGCCAATGGCCTGGCGGCGCCCTTCCTCGGCCCGCTCCATGCGAGCGGCATAGTCGTCATCGTCGTGCCAGAGCTTGGCGCCTTCCTGCCCCTGCGCCTGGGCACCGATGTTGATGATGTTCAAGTGCATGGCCTGGTTGGCCCAAGCAACACCGAGGTCGAGCATTTCCGGCGTGATCAGCAGCGGCTGGTTGAACAGCATGCTGGCCGCTCTCAGGTGGCGTTTCATTGTTGGAGAATCCTCGCGATCTCGGCCTGCTGCAGCTCCAGCTGCGCACGCACATTCGGGTTGGTCAGGTCTGCACCCTTACCCACGTCCACCATGTTCAGCGGCTGCAGGTACAGGTCGCCGCCCTTGACGGGTGGCATGTTCTCCAGCCGTCGAATGTCGTTCACAGACAACCAGCCCCACTGCCTGCCGATGGCATACGCCTCGTAGCGGCTCTTCTGGTCGCCGCGCATCAAGCCGGACAGGTTGAACTCGATGAAGTACTTGTGGCGATCCTTGGGCAGCAGGAAGTCGCGCATCATTGCCTGTTCGTGGCGCTTGGCCCACGGCAGCAGGCCGAACACCACGAACTGAATCAGCAACTGCTCGATGGTGTTGTAGTTGGCCTTCTCCAGGTCATTCACCATCGGCAGCGGAATCTTGTAGATCCGCGCGATGTTCGTGCCGGTGAGCTTCAGGATGTTCACCACGTCGGCGTCGACGTTGCTCATCGAGATCGGCTTGAAGGTCATGCCTTCCTGCAGCAGCGCCACCTTCTTCGCGTTGTCGATGCCGCTGTACTTCTCGCCCCACTGCTCGATGATGCGATCGACGCTCTTTTGATCCTTGAGCGCGGGCGCTTCGCGTGGCCGCTCGATCACACCCGATACCGTGGCGCCGTTGGCAAACGACTTGCCGGTGTAACGCGTGATCGCCTGGGCCATGCCTACCGTTTCGGCGTGCAGCTCAATGGGCGACAACCCCACGTAGTGGTTCGTCGCCGTCCAGCGCACGTGGTGCACCATCCGCATGGGCACCGGGTCAGCGGTGCCGATGCGGTAATACGGCAGCAGGTCGGCGCCCTTGAGCACCTGCACCTTGTCGTTATTCAGCGGCCAGAGCGCGGAGACGTTGCCGTCTTCGCGCCGATCGATCCAGGTGTAGCTGTTGCCGCGCAGACCGCACGCCATCTGCTCGCATTCCTTCAGCTCGAATGGCGTCTGGAATCCGTTCGGCTGGTAGCGCAGCACGTCGTACAGTGGATGGTTGATGGCAGCGTCGCGCTGGCCGTTGTCCTTGCGTTCGTAGACGTCCAGCGGCAGCTGCGCCAGGCTCTCGGCCAGCAGCGTGACGCAGTTGTGCAGGATGGGAATGCCGAGCGCCGTCTCAGGCGTGATGGCGACCCCAGCGCTGTTTCCGCCGCCGGAGCCGAGCATGCCGCGCCAGAAGTCGCCGAAGCTCTCCAGCGTGCCCTCCCGTTGCCCTGCGCCCCGCAGGCTCGAAAAGAACATGCTCAGCCCCCCTTGGGTTTCAGGGCCGCCGCAGCGCGATCAGCCAGTAGCGACCAGCCCAGCAGGCCGACCCCAGCCACGATGTACGCGGCGGGGACATTGAGTTGAGCCACACCGGCGACCAGCAGGGCGAAGCCCACCAGCCCGGCGAGCCAGGAAGCGATCTGCAGTACGGTGTTCATATGCCAACGCCTTCGTCGTAGATGGATTTGCCGCCACCAGGCGGAACGGAGCCGCTGACGCCCGTGGCGATAACCGCCGCAACGATGCCGTCGATGCGGCCGTTGGATTTCGCTTTGTCGATCTTGCGGTTGTTAGCCGGGTCCGACGTGGTCACGGCGTTGGCCGCGCACATGGTCAGAACCGGGTTGCCGTCGTGCCGCAAGGTTTCCACCAGCTCGAGTTCGCTCGGGTCGACGTCGATGACGTTGCCCTCTTCGTCCAGCGCCTGGGGCGCCATGCCGAGCAAGCGCCGCTCAAATTCGTCTACGGCCGGCCCCATGCTTTGGTAGCCCTGGCCGAACGGAACGAGCTCGGGCAGCACGATGTCATGCTCGATCATCAGCTCTTTCAGGTCTTCGATTCGCCAGCGGTCGTAGCCGATCTGGTGCACGTCGAAGTAGGCGCAGATCTTCTGCAGGCGCCGCAGGACGTGCAGCTTGCTGATGGCTCTGCCCGGGGTCGTCTCTAGATGGCCTTCCTTGATCCAGACCCGATATGGCGCACGGTCGCGCTTCTCACGTTCGTCCAGCTCGTGGTCGGGTATCCAGAAGTACGGCAGCAGCCGCCAGTGCGGGTCAGCCTCGGTCGGGTAGAACAGCAGCACGAATGACGTCAGGTCGGTGGTACTGGAGAGGTCCAGCCCGCCAACACACGGCCGATTGCGCAGCACCCGCATGGGCACCGGCTCTGCCGCGGGCAGCCACACGTCACCACTAATCCACGGATTTTCCGCTGCGGTCCACTGGCAAAAATTGAGCCGGCGCACCACCGCTTCCTTGGCCGGCAAGCCGCGGGCAGCGAGCACCTGCTCGCGCAGGTAGCGCCGGCCGGGGATGCCATCGGTGCGGCCCTCCGGTATGTGATCGAGAGACGGGTTCACCTTCGGCCAGCACGCCTCGTCCTTGAACGGGTCGTCGCCTTCATCCAGCGAGCAAACAAACGCGAAGAACGTATCGTCGACCGCCTCGCCGCGGCAGACCCGCACGCTCAGGTCATGGTACTGGCCGGCGACGCTGTTCTTGTCCGAGCCGCTGTTGGTGATCATCGCCACCAGCGCGCGGCGCCGGCTCTTGGTACCGGCGCGCATCATCTCGACTACGGCGGCGGTCTTGTGCTCGTGCACCTCGTCCAGCAGGCCCATGTGTGGGCGCGGCCCGGACTGGCCTTCGTCCGAAGCGATCGCGCGGAAGAAGCTGTTGGTGTTCGGGTAGAACAGGTTCCAGATCTTCTCGTTGCGCCCCGACTGCTCGATCCTCGCGGCAAGCGATGGCGACATGTTGACCATCGACACGGCATCGCGGAACAGGATCATGGCCTGGTCGCGCTTGGTCGCGGCGGCGTAGATCTCCGCGCGCTGCTCGCCATCGGCCACCAGGCCATACAGACCGATGCCACCGATCAGCGGGGACTTGCCGGAGCCTTTGCCCGTCTCGATGTACGCCAGGCGGAACCGGCGAAAGCCTTCCTCCGCGTACCAGCCGAACAGGCTGCCCACGACGAATGCTTGCCAGGGCGCGAGCAGGAACGGCGAGCCTTCGTAGTCGCCGCCGTTGAGGCGCAACACGTCCTCGAAAAACCCAATCGCCCGGTTCGCCTGATCCTGTCGCCACTCCAGGCCACGGGCCGGCCCCAGCGCCAGATCGTTCAGGTGGCGCTGGCAGGCGTTGCGCACATCCGGGCCAGCGACAATCGAGCCGGCCAGCACCGCGTCCGCGAACGCCTTTACCCGGCAGTCAGCTGAAATACTGGTCTGCAGCGTCTCTTGGTTCATTGGGGAACAGCTCGCCTTGAGGCGCCAGCGCCTTCATGGCGCGGCGCGCGACCGGGGAGAACCCGAACAGCGCGCCAGCTTGATTCGCGCGGCGCTCGGCATCGTTGGCCAGCTGCCGCCAGATGCTCAGTTGCTTGGCGCCGGTCTTGAACGTCTGAACGTCGCCGCTGTGGTCCAGCTCGTCGTTCAGCTCGGTGATCTTGCGACGGAAGCGAACCCAGTCGCCCACCGCTTCGCAGTAGGTGGCCAAGGCCATCATGTCGAGCGTGCTGATCCAGCCCAGGGCGGTCAGCGCTTCCACTACGCGGTCCCATTCCTGAGCACCCTCAGCGCTCAGGAAATCAGGTTTGGGCGGAGCCTGTACCGGCACAGCGGGTGTGCGCGCAGCGGCTTGTAGCGCAGCCATGCCTTGCTTGCTGGGGTCACCGCGCAGGATGTGAACCGTAGCCGGCAGCGGAGGCCGCCCGGAATTGGCATTCCCAGCCATGTCTGACCCCTCCAGGTCGAAGCCCCCCACCCCCCCATTTTTCCCGGCGTTGCGAACGGCGATCCATAGGTCGTTCTAGGGCTTGGCGGTGTAGGGTTTTTAACCCCCCCTACCCCTGGTGTTCACTGCCGGGGCGGGGCGGTTCCAATGGTGGTTCGGATCGATCGGCAGACCCGACTCGGAACAACCGAGCCGCCCGCCTTTCTCCATCCGCTGCTTGGTCGAGTCGTGGCAGGTCTTGCACAGCGACTGCCAGTTGGTGCGATCCCAGAACAGCTTCCAGGCCGCCGCAATTCGCTCGGGGTCGCCGCTCAGCTTGGCGTCACCCAGCCGAGGCGGCGTGATGTGGTCGACCACCGAGGCCGGGACCAGCCGCCCTGCTCGCTGGCAGAACACGCACAAGGGATTGCGCCGCAGGTGATCGGCTCGTGCCTTCTGCCAGCGGTAGCCGTAGCCCTTGGCCGCAGCGGTCAGCGGCTTAGTCACCCTTCACAACCCCGCGCACCTCGCGAATAAGGTCCAGCAGTGACCGGCCCTTGCTCGCTTCGGTGTAGGCGAACCATGCGCGTACCGACACCCAAGCCGGCAGGCCGCACACGAACACCACCGCACCCAGCCCAACAAGGCCGATGTCGTCATTCGTCCAATGGCCGATCTCTAGCCACCGAATCACAAACGCCCCGCCACCGAGGCTGGCGACAACCGTGCTGATCATCGCCACAACGAACTCCCGCGCCGTACGCGGCAAGGTCATGGCCATCACCACAATCGCCACCAGCACTGTGGCGAACGCGCCGAGAACACCGAGCTTGTACAGCGCCAGCCCACCGGCCGCGGTCGTGGCAGGCTCTGTCATGGTCAAATTCCTCACGAGGCATACCCCGTCGGCAGAAACGAAAAGGCCCCGCCGAGTGGCGAGGCCAGAAACGAAAAACCCGGCGCGGTGGCCGGGTTTGCTGTGAGGGTCGCTGCTCGCGTACCTCTCTGAACATGACGGATTTATACCCCTCCAATCTCATGGCAGCAACGGCGTTTCGCTGCCATCCCCGCAATCAACGGTAACGCACCGGCAATCAACGGACATATCACACACTGGCTACCGCGCCGCAGGCGCCATTCCCTACCAGCCCCACCGACCATTGAGCAGGCAGGACGCAAAAAGCCCTTTAAAAACAAAGCGCTGCCCTACCTCCCTACTTTTTCTATCCTTCCTCCCGTATAGAGAGAAAGTAATTAACGCTGCGCGTAACACGCGCGCGTGCCTGTGCATCCGCGCCTTACGTGTGCACGCATTAGAAGGTAGGGAGGTGGGACGAACGCCCATTTGACGCGACGCGCAGCAGGCCCACCAATCGAAAGGCAGGCGGGACCAGCAGGGACGCTCCCCGGAAGTCACGCTACGCGCTCCAGCAGCATACTAGCGATCGCGACATGCGCAGCACCCAAGCGCCGATAGAACTGAGCCCGGCTGCACCCGCAATGTGCCCACTTCTGGTGATCGAGGCTGTCTTGGTTCAAGTAATGCTCACGCACCACTTGGGCCAGCGGCCAGTCCAGATGCTTGTTCACGATCACCTCGATGTCGGCCGACCAAGGCAGCAGCATGCGAGATCCGCCTGGCGAGCCGCGGATCAGCTCACCCTTGCAGTCCATCAACTGGCCCAACATGGAGCCCCCACCGCTGCCACCGGCGCCAAGGCCACCGTGCATGTCCAGCGCCCACAGCTTCAGCATCTCATCCATTTCGGCAATCAAAATGCTTTCCCCTTGCCGTTCTGCGGCAACAGCGGTGCCTGCTTATCGGGTCGCCACGCATCCGGCTTCATGTACACGTAACCACGCGTCCCGCTGGGTGTACTGCCACGCCTGCGGCGGGGCCACTTCAACCGGTGCATGATCTTGCCGACGCGCATCTGTGCCGGCTTGTCCCAATGGCTTGGGTCAATGTTCAGCGCCTTCTCCAGGATGTGCGCACCCGTAACGCTGTCACCGATGTGTCGTTTCAGGTACTCGATGATCGGCTCCTCCCACATGTCGGCCTGATAGCGCTGGTCCTGCTCAGCCGCGAACAGCTCGGCCTCGTCGCGCTCCACCCACCACACGTGACCGGCCTTGTAGCAGGCAACCGCCTCGGCCCATAGCTGATCGCGGTCTGCCCGCAGCCCTTCGACGTCGACCTTCGTACACATCACCGGCCAGTAGCGCCGGTTGCCCGTGTCATCCTTCAGGTACTCGTCCTGGTTGGTCGTACCGACGAACACACACTGACGCGGCACATCCAGCACCCGTCGCCCGTAGCTCTCGCGATAGGTATCAACCGAAGCCGAGAAGAACTGCTTGGCCCGCGTCGACTCAGCCTTATTGAACGCATCCAGCTCGCCCAGCTCCACGATCCACTTGCCCCGGATCGCTTGGTAGCCATCCTTGTCGCCAAGGTTGAATGGCGTATCCATGAACCACGCGCCACCCAGCACCGACATCGAGGTCGACTTACCCGCCCCCTGAATCCCTTCGAGAATCAGCACCGAGTCAGCCTTGCAGCCCGGCTGGAACACCCGCGCCACCGCAGAAATCGGCCAGCGCTTGGCCACCTTCCGGGTGTAGTCGCTATCGACGACACCGAGCCGATCCTGCAGCCACTGTTCAAGGCGCGGCGTTCCGTCCCATTCCAGCTTTTCCAGGTACTCGCGGACCGGGTGATACGCGTTGTCATGCGCGACCGAGTTCACGGCCTCCAGCACCATGGCCGACTTCACCCGCAGGCCGTACACGTCCGCAAGCCATAGCGTCACCTTGATGTCATCAAGGTCGCTCCAGTCGCCCGGCGCGCCACCATAGGGCGGCGTCCGCATCTTGCGAATCTTCGAGGCGAACTGGTCATAGGCGATCACGCCCTCCCAGCGCCGGTCGTTACCAAGGATCAGGGCCACGTTGTACGGGTGGCCGATCATCCCGCCCTTCTCCGAATACTGCAGCTTCTCCTGCCAGCTCTCGACCGTTGATGGGCGTACTACGGCCAGCACCTGGCGGCGCACCGCCTCCAGCCCTTCGGCTGCATGCAGGTCGTTGAAGTCCGTCCACTTCTCCTCGCGATCCGCATCGAAGATGGGCAGCACGACCTCCCCGCCAACGATCAGCGCCGCGTTCTCGGCCTTGATCTTGCCGACATTGACCAGCTTGCCCTGAATCACCGTCTTCCAGTCATCGTCGGCACAGAACACCAGGCGCCGGCCCGGGTAACGCACCCGCAAGCCCTCGGCCACCGGCAGCAGGTTGCCCGCGTCGAAACAGCAGGCCACCGTCAGCGACGTAGCCATGTGCAGGCTTGCACCTGTCGCGTAGCCCTCGCACACCAGGATCACGTCACCCGGTTCGGGATCGGGTCCGAACAGATGCACCGCGCCCTGCTTCTCCAACCCATAAGGCCAATAGGCCTTGTTCCCACCGAACTTCGGTTGCTCCTCAGGGAACAGCACCTGCAGCCCAACAATGTCCCACGTCTTCACGTTGCGCATTGGCACCAGAGCGGTGCCGCTCTTACGCTTGTAGCGCAACCCAAACCCGCCGACGCCCTTGTTCAGGAGGTACTGGCTCGACCCCTTTTCCTCCAGGTGCTTCCACATGCCTGCGGCACGGCGCGCGGCCGTGCGGTGCTTGCGGGCCTCAGCCTCGGCCGCCTTGCGCTGGCCTTCCTCGGCCCGCGCCTTCATCACGGCCCGATCCTCGGCAGTCAGCTTGCCGCCCTTGGGCTTGATCTTGTGCCAGCTGCCCTTCTCACCCGAGCGCCAGTCACCAAACGCGCCGCAGTAGAAGGTGTTGCCGTTGCTGGTCAGGTGCTCATAGATCACATACCAACCCGTTTTCTCCGGCGCCTTGTCGCCCTCCACCTCACAACGGGTGCGCTTGCCGATCACCAGAGGCGTCACCGGCTTCAGGTCGCCGGCCTGCAGCTGGGCCAGCACATCGCCCAATAGTTCGTGACGGTCAGCCATCAGCCAGCCCTCCGCTCGTAGCGCGCCTGGCACGGCACGCACATCGTGCAGCCGCGGCCCTTCATCGCTTGCAAGCGCTCGGCCGGAATTGGCTCACCGCAACCTTCACAGTCAGCAGTCACCCGCAGCGAGGCAGGCTTGCGCGCAGCCAGCGTCTGCTCCAACCGCTCCAGCACCAGGTCATTGGCGCGATCAGCAATGTCAGCCATAAACCACCCCCGCGCGATTTGCTTTGCGCACTGCCGCGCCCAGTCGGAACACCGCATGCACCAGGCGCTCGGCAAGCAGCTCGAACTCATCCAGCTCGTCGGCGGTAATCTCGCCATCGTTCAGGCTCTTGCTCAGGTGCAGGGTCAGGCCGCTTTCGCGGGCCAGCATGTCGCCGATACCAGCCAACAGCGCGGCAGGCGTGTCCGTCTCGCGCAGGTCGGAAACGTCCACGCCCACCCAACCGATCGGATGCAGGATCGCCTCAACGATGCGAGGGTCCCGTGTCAGATCCAGAATCAACTCCAGGTCGCGGATGTTCGGGGTGTGAGTGGTATTGGTCAGAGAGAGCTTGTGGTTCAGCGTGGTGGGATTGGTATCGCCGTCTACGGCAGCGATGGCGGTGGCGCCGCCCGGATAGTCGCGTACCGCATGGTGAAGCGCTTGCGGCAGTGTCAGTAATGCGCGGCGTGCGCGCTCAGCGGAACAGAACCGGCTTCGGCTCATGGCAGTTTCCCCAAAAGTCTGCCAGTGACCGCATGCGCGCCTGTTGCTACAGTTGCGCCGTGGTCACTTGCTGGTGGTCACTTGCAAGCGGTACGTCTGTGGTGGATTAGCCGCTTGCAACCCAGTGGCGAGGCCCATGCTCCGCATGAGCCCCGCCGCTACAGCCCGCCCTATCTGTGGTGGAGACGGCGAGCAAGCCAGGGCATCCGTGCCCTGGCGGTGCGGTAGATCGTTTGGTGTGCTGGCGTACTCCGACGATCTACCGCACCACCCGACGGCACCGTGGTGTTGTGTGCCGGGAAAACCGGGAGGCTGGTAAGGCCGTTCGGGTTTTGATGGACTGGATCAGGCCGCTTCGGACCTACGTTCGCCCTCACGGCGATCGCCGTTGCGCCGCTCAGCAACACGACGGTCACCCTCGCGACGCTCAACATCAGGAAACTCGGCAGGCGCCGGAAATATCTCGGGCAGATCGGGGCGCAACTCATGGCGCCCAACCCCGGATAGTTTTTCGAGCGGGATCACCAGCTCAATCGGGCAAGCCCCTTTGACGCGGAGGTGATGCCAAAGACGCTGCTGGGAAAAACTCAGCCCCATGGCCTTCAGCTTTCGGGACACCTCGGACTGTCCGCCAATCTTCGAAACGGCCTCTTCAAACGCCGCTCGCATAGACTCTGAATCATTCATGGAAGAATCCTTTAATGTTGCCGCGACCAAATCTACAAACAAATCTGTCAACAAGCAACAGGCATTTTTGTTTTCAAAGCTACAAGCATGTTTGTAGCCTTCCCTCCATGACTACTCCATCGCAACGCATGCAAGTGATCGCCGACCTGTTCAAGCGTCGCCGAACCGAACTGAACATGTCTCAAGAGGACGTGGCGGCAGGCGTCCGCGCGCTGCTAGGTGGCGAGGTGTTTAAGCAGCAATCCTATGCGGCGATTGAAAGCGGCAAGACCAAACACTCGAAGTACCTGGCACAGATTGCCCGCGTGCTTGGAATTCCCCCTCAAGCGGTCGATCCGTCAGCCCCACCACCAGGCCTGACAGCCAGCACCACGATTGCTTATGGCGGTAACGCTCAGGTCATTGGCGAAACAACACGGAAGCTACCGGTTATAGGGTCTGTAGCAGCAGGTACCTGGTGCGAAGCTATTGACACCTTTCAGCCTGGCGATGCGGACGAATGGATCGACGCACCCGGGCCGGTGGGCCCGCACGCCTACGTGCTGAAGATCGACGGCGTGAGCATGTTCGACCCGGCCGGCCCCGTCAGTTTTGCGGACGGCGACAAAGTCGTCATAGACCCCGACAAGGAAGCGCAATCAGGCGATTTCGTGGTGGCCAAACTCACGTCATCCAATCGCGTCACCTTCAAGCGTTTACGCAAAGAAGACGGCGAGTGGTACCTCGAAGCACTCAACCCCTCTTGGACTCCGAAGTACATACGCATCGACGAGGAGTGGCACATCTGCGGCCGGGGCATGTGGAAGGTGCAGCAACTTTAACAAGCAACAACACAACGACTACAAAAATACCTGTTGACCATTCTACAATCTAAATTGTAGCTTTACCTCGTCTCCACCACAGACGAGGTATCGCCTCATGGCAACCGCCACCCTGCACGTCCATCCAACGTGCGCATCCAACCGCTCAATGATTGAACGCTTGCAAGCTTCTACCGGCATGCTAGTGGTCATCAGCGGCGGCAAGCCCAAGCTCAAGCCCAGCGCGAAGGTGTCAACCACCCCAATCAACCCTTGGGGAGGTGATGCCGCATGAACCGCCTCCAACTAAACGCCACAGCGTTCATCCGCCTGCAGGCGCAGGTACGGCTCAATGGCACCTTTCAGCATCGCCTGATGGCCGAGAACCCGCGCCGCAGCGTGCTGACCAGCGTAGCCATCGAGCAGTGCGGCAAGGCCCTGCGAGTTGAAGTCACCCATAACGGCACGCGTAACACCGTGACGCTCGACCGCCAGCGCCAGGATAACCCTGCCCGCCTCGCCCGCTTCATTGAAGAAACGGTCAATGGGGATGAGCCAAGCAGCGTGCCCGAAACAGGCGAAACGCTGCTGGTTGATAACATCGAAATCGTGCTGCGCCAGGCGCTTCGTGCCGGTCGGGGCGCCTTCCTGTTCGATGCGGATGAACTGCAGCCCGAGCTGGTGATCAGCCGCAACCCCCACGGCAGCTACATCGCGCAGATTCGCCTCGACGATGCCACCAGCATGATCGTGCTGCCGGCCGATCGTCAGCGCGCGTATACCCAGCTGTCCGACCACCTTGCGATGTTCCTGCACGGCTACCGCGACGCCCTCGCGGAAGCGGCGTGAGGTGCTGATATGGATCTCAACCTACAGAAAGCAGCAGCCCGCCTGGGCGTCACACGCTCGAAGCTGATCGAGGCCATGCGCAACGCCGGCTTGCTCAATGCGGACAAGCTGCCCGCCATGCCAGTGCGTGACCGGTTGTACCTGAAGGTCAAGCAAGGCCAGTGGTACCACCCGGAGCTGGGCATGCAGTACAGCCAGTCGACCAGGGTGACCCCAGCTGGCATTCCCTGGCTCGCCCAGCAGCTCGGTATTGAGCGTCCGCTACCGGAACCACAACAAGACCCGCGCGATGTCGCTTGAACCGTTCGCTATCTCGGGCGGCTCCGCCATGTGCGCCCGCTGGCCGCGCGAGTACGCCCGCCTGATCCTCGGGATGACAACCGTCGAGGAGCGGCGGGCGGCATTGGCGGCTGTGCCGGCGCACTTGCGCGAGCTGACCAGAACGCACGTAGAGATCGCTTGGAACCATCCCAAGGGGAACACCGATGGACAGCAAACTGATTGACTCGCTGCTGATCGAGCTACTGCAGCTACCCGAACAGCGCCGCACGCCGGAGAAGATCCTGGCCAACCTGACACTGGCGGCAACCGCTGCCGGCGTATCACTGACCACCACCGCCGCACCCCTGCAGGTCGAGCACCTGCAACTGGCCGCCGCGCTGGAGCGCCTGGCCGAGCAGCTGGGCAGCCAGTATCGCGCTCGCGCCATGCTGCGCTTGGGCGGTGGGATTGATGGCGTCGAGCTGGGCGCGGTGGTCGAGCCGCACGACAGCAGCTCACCCCTGCCCCGCTTCGTCGCGTTCGGCGCCACGGCCCGCGCGGCACTGGCTGGTATCAACCGCGACATCCGCGCGAGCGCGGCGCCCAAGGCAGCCATGCCGAAGGCGCGACGGTCGGGGCGGCTTGGCCTGCACAAGCTGCAAGCCCAGCTCGATAAGGCTCCAACCGTATGAGCCAGGCACAGCAGGAGCTGCGCCTGCGTCCGGCGCCACGCCCCGGCACCGTCGAGCTGCTGTATCGCACCCTTGGCGACGTGCTCGTGCCCGTCGACCAGGTACGTGCCCGGTACTTCCGCAACCTCAACGAAGACAACTTCGCCCGCGCCCTCCACGCCGGCCGCGTTCCGCTGCCCGTCACCACCATAGACAGCAGCGCCAAGGCGATGCGGTTCATCGACATCCGCCATTTGGCCGTGCTGATCGACCAGGCCGCGGATGCTGCTGACGCGGCGCTGGACGAAGCAATGAACGTCGCAAAGGAAGCATGACCATGGAGCAAACCACCCGCCCAAGCCTCGACCGCCTGAAAAAACAGGCAAAGCAGCTCAAGAGGGAAGCCGGCATCACCCACTGCCAAGCGCTGCACCTAATAGCCCAGAACCACGGCTTCAACACCTGGCTGGGTCTGCGCGCCGCATACGAGCAGGAAACGAAACAGGGACTGCTCCATGTCGGCTAACCAGGTGCAGATCCACTTCGGTGACGAAGCGGACGCCCAGGAATATTGGGCAACACGCGAGTGGAAGAAGTACGCCGTCGACATCGCTGCCGGCCCATACAAGCGCCCAACGTACCGCCACACGATGTACGTGCGCGCAAGGACCGCAGCAGAAGCCATCAGCGGCGCAAAGAGAAACCTGCTCAGCAAGCCGCTCAGGCCGCGTTTCTCAGCACGCCTCGCCGGGCCGCGCGAACTGGGCTGCGTTCTGGCCCAACCACGATCCGCCACGTAACACCAACACCACGACAACCGCTGCCACCACCAGCGAACAACACCACAACGGAGTACGCCACCATGCAACTCGAAACCCACCAACTCTACGCTCTGTTCGCCATGCTCGTCGGCACCATCGTGCTAATCGGCCTCAGCTACTGCACCGGCCTGCGCAGTGGCCGAGCTGCCGGCTACGCACAGGGCCGCGCAACCGCAGCCCGTTACTGGAAAGGGCTTATCAAATCCATCCAGGGCGACCTGGCAGAACTGCGCTGCATGCTGGACCGCGAGGAACAACTCACCGACAGCATCCGCAACCAGCTCAACACGCTGCGCACTGCGCTGCATCAGGAGCAGGCCGAGCACAACACCATCGTTCAGGATCTGCTCGACGAGCTGCAGCGCGAGCGCTCGCACGGCCTGACGCATGCGGACCATCAGATGCTAGTGCAGGTAGCCCGCGTGCTCGGGCATGCCGCCGCCCAGGCCCGCAAAACAGGCACATCCAAAACCAACCAATACGCCACGGCGCAAAACCAGGTCACCGAACTCGCCATCCGGGCCCATGCCGCAGCGACCGCACCCAAGCTGATGGCCGCGCTGGCCGAGAGCGACATCACCGACACAGACCTGATCGAGTGGCTGGAGAAGCATGCCGCGTGCTGCGGCGGGCCGGAGAGCGTTGTCTTGGAATTCCCGGTCGCAGTGCCGGCCTCTGGCCTGCCCCATTTGCGCGACATCCTCGCCCTGGCCGTCGAGCTGCAACGCGCCCGCCAGCACAAAGACAAGCTTGAGCGCGCCGAAGCGCTGGGCACCTGGGAGCGCGTCGACGCCGAAGTTCAACCAGCTGCTGCCATGTGCGCTTGAGGTGGAAGCAGTGATCCGACGTACCTACCCACTGCGCCGCCTCAGCCCCGAGGCGGGTGGCAAAGCCCTGCATGACCTGAGCCGCGCCGAACAGCGCCTGGCCCAGCTCAACAGCGAGCACAGCGCGCTGCTGAATGCTATCCGCACCGAACTCGGAACCGAAACCCTATGGCGCCTGCAGGCCAGTGCCCGCAACGCCATTGCCCTGCAGCAGCTGCAGGAGGAGATTGCAGCATGACCACTCACCTTCAATCCCACCCCGCGCAGACCGCCCCGCAGCCGGAGCAGAGTGGGCTGGTCGAGGCGCTGCGACCGTTTGCGGCTATAGCAGAAGCATACGACGACGCCGAGGCCGACAGCCACGAAGTATGGACGGACGCGATCATGGACGATTCGGTGCGACTGAACCTCGGCCAATGCCGTAAAGCCCGTGCCGCCCTCTCCGCCGTGACCGCCCCGCAGCCGGAGCAGAGTCAGGCCGCCACGGATGTGCTCGCCGAGCGTCGCCGTCAGATCGAGGCCGAGGGCTGGACGCCGGAGCACGATGACGCGCACAACGCAGCTGAACTCGGCGACGCTGCGGCCTGCTACGCACTATGGGCTGGCGGCATCAACCCCGCCAACTGGAGCCAGTTCTGGCCGTGGGGTCACAGCTGGCTCAAGCATAGTGAGCCGCGCCGCATGCTGGTCAAGGCCGGCGCCCTGATCCTGGCCGAGATCGAGCGCCTGGACCGCCTACAAACCGGCTCGCCCGAAGGGCTGCTGCGCTCCGCGCAAGGCGGTGCGGAATGACCCTCGCCACCGCATCCACCCAAGCCCCGGCCGTGCGACAGCACGGCGGCGGCCGCGCACCGCGCGCCCCGATGACTCAGCAGCCCGGCGGCCGCCGTGCGCGCTCAACCGGTGGCGAGATAAAGAGTCTCTGCTGCGCAGCAGCAGGC